ACCAGATCGAGCATCGCTTCCACGGTCTGATCGGGCGGGCGGCGATCCCAGTAGCAGTCGAGGAGCCACAGGTATTTGTTCGGGCACACGCCCGCGATCACCATGCAGCTCGCATCGTGCTTCTTCTTGTCGGTGCCGATCGCGTGATCGGAGGCGGCATAGATGCGCATCTCGCTCGCCGGCGGGCGGCTCGCCGCGACATACGTCTTCATCCATCCGGCGCGGAAGTAGCTGCCTTCTTCCGGCGTCGGGCGCTGCTGATACAGCGCCATGAAGGCGCCGGGGTCGAGGCGCTTCTGCGCTTCGAGCATCGACAGCGGAAAGCGCGTCGGCCAGAGCGCCTCGCCCGGCTTTCTCCCCATGGGATCGTTCAGCTCCGCAATCGCCGGCAGATTGAGGATCTTCCACTTCGCGCATTCCTGTTTGTCGTAGGCGGGGTTGTGCGGATCGGTGAGCCGGCCGACTACGTCGTCCTCGTTCCAGCGCGTCATCACCAGCACGACCGCCGAGCCGACACGCATCTGCCGCGTCAGGAACACTTTCACGAACCACTGCCAGACCTTCTCGCGAATGGTTGGGCTATCGGCTTCCTCGGCGTCTTTCAGCAAGTCATCGCCGATCAGCAAGTGCCCACCGCGCCCGGTCGCACCCGAGCCACGACCGATGAACGTGAGTTGTCCACCGGCCGTGGTCTGGATGCGATCGGACGCCTGCGCCCCCACGCGCAGCTTCATGTTCGGGAAAATGTCGGTGTGCCGTTGCTGACGCAGCAGATCGCGGACATCTCGCCCGATGTCCCCAGCGTAGTCATCGTTGTACGTCGCGATGATGGTCGAGCGGTACGGATCGCGACCCGTGAACCACGCAGGAAAGAACTTGCTGATCTGCTGCGTCTTGCCGTGCCTTGGCGGCATCGTAACGATGAGCCGAGGGCAGTTCCCTTTCTCCACTTCTTCCAGCCCGGCCGCGAGCACGCGATGGTGTCGCGCCACTTCGTACATCGAGCTGAACAGATCGTCCGGCGCATCCGGCGTCGGCATCATGAGTTGGCAATAGGTCAGGAAGTCATCGCGCGCCTCACGCAATCGTTTCAGGCGCTCCAATGCCTCCAACCGCTGTTGGAGTCGTTCCTGCGAACTCAGGGCCAGCTCAGCGCTTCGATCGTCGTCCGGTGACAACATCGCCGAGCGTGTCGGCATGATGTCCGGTGACTGGTCGTTGTCCTGGCTTGCGTTTCGCGTTGTAGATTTTGGCAGCGCGCGTTTTGGCTTCCGCCGTGGGCTTGCCTTGCCGGATGAACTCATCTCGAATCGCCTCGTATTGCTTCGGCATGGTCAGCTCCTACTCGTATTTCCCCTTCGCGCCGGGGCCTTCGGTCACACCACGGGGACGCGGGCGCGTGACGGGGCGCGTCAGCACGTCGGCAAGTGAAGTCGTGGCGCCGAGCGCGCGCTTTGCTGGGCGCTGCTCGATCGGTCCTACGTACTTCGGGTACGAATTGGGATCGCGTGTCTGGCGGCGACCGGATTGAATCTCCGCGCGCCTGCGCGCTTCGGTGGGATTCATGCCCTTCGCGACCATTGATCGAAACACTTCGTCGTAATTGTCCAGAGCCATGACACACCTCTCAGGCTGATCGCGCTTCCCCACACACCGAGGACCGCAAGGCCCGGTGAGCCGTGCACGCCGGGGGAAGCGCGTCAGCGTTCATTGCACTGTCTCTGTCGGTTGATCGAGCGGCAGCGGCGCCGCCGCCGCCTGCGGCACGAGCTGCACTTGTCCGGTGACGATCGCATTCAGCAACGCCTCTGCTGCATCGAACGCCTGCCGCTCGCTCGCGTTGAACTGCGCGCGGGCGAGAAACATCAGCGCCACGCGCGCCACTTCCACCGGGTTGATCTGAATCTGATTGTTCATGCGAGGCTCCTTAAAAATCCGGTGTCTCAGTGCCGGGCGGAATGAACCCTGACTGCTTCGCAGCGGCGATCAGGGCTTCGTGCAACGCCTTGGCAGGCGTCTTCACCGATGTGGGCAACTGCGACAAAACACTCTCGTAGCGCTTGGTCGAGAGCACCTTGCCCGTCGAATCGCGGAATGAGAACACTGCCCAGAGCAGCGACTCGGGCGTGAACGTGAGCGTGGCCTGATCGCGTTTGGGGACCAGTTCCCATCCATCAAGCGTTACGACAGTAGCGGATGCAGTGACTGGATCAGTGAGTGAAGTGGTCATGACTGCCTCACACGATGACGTAGATGAACCAGAACGCGATGGACTCGTTGACCGCCGTACTGCTCGATTTGAAGAAGCACGCGGCGCGGTCGTTGGTCGTATTGGCGATGCAATAGCCACCCACGTCGGTGATGTTGCCGCTCGCACAGCCACCGCAACACTGCGAAATGGTGGCGAGAGCGCTGGCAATGGGCAGCGACAGCTCGAACTGCGTCAGCGTCGCCGCAGTCGTCGCGTCAATGTCCACCGTGCCACTGACCGCCACCACGTTGCCGACGCGCATCCATTGCGCGCTGGCATTGGCCGACGCAGCAACGTTCGCAACGTTCGTGACTGTGGGCGTGTACGTGCCCGAGGCGAAATACTGGTTGGTGGTGCCGGTCGGACTCGACGCGTTGTTGTGAACCGCCGTGCCGTAGACGCGGCCCACCGAGTCGAGGATGAACGAGCCACCGCCCGTGCGCATTTCCGTCTTCGAGACGGTAGGCGTGCCCGCCGTGACCGACCTATCGAATGCGAACGCGACGCTGCTGGCCGACAGCACGTCGTTGTACGCGCGGACCGACCAGTTCGAGCCCGAACAAACTGCGGCAGTCATCTGCGCGCCGGTCGCTTGATCTGTCTCGTTCCAAACCAAAAATGGAGACGCGTTGTCGATGAAGAATGTCGTCTGCGCGCGGACGGAAGAACCAATGATCAACTTTTGGACACCGCCCGCCGTAACGCTAATCTCGTCAGTCGTCGAACGATAGAAGCCGGTGTTCGTGTCAGCAACGAAACCAAGACCGGGCGTTGTAACGTCGCCATCATCAAACTGGATCACACCCGTGTTCGTAACCTTGGCACGGGTGCCACCCGACTTATCCCACACCTGCGCATCACCGGCACCGTCCTGTCGCACACGCAGGGCGTCCTCGGTCCGGTTCACATAGACGAGCATGCCGAAGTTGGTGGCGGAGTTCGTACCGATCTGCACCGAGCCGGCTTGCGTAATGCGCAGGCGCTCATTCCAGCCCGCACCCGCATCGTTGGTGTAGACCTGAAAGCCAATCGTGCCACCCTGAATAAAAACGCCGTCGTTTGCGCCAGTGTCTTGGAATTGAATCGCGGGCGACGCACCCACCCCGGCCGCAGAGCTGACGCGGCGGACGAAGATTTCAGCTGCGGCACTCGCTGATGTATAGCCGGGGTCATGGACATGCTGTCCTGTCCACGTCGGCGCAATCGCTTGGTTGATCGGCGGCGCGGCATCCGAGCGCATGTACGTGCTGGCACTGCCGTTGACAACCGTGAGGCCAACGCTCGCCGTGGGGTTGGCTGCGGTGCTGCCGCCGGGCTGCGCATACCAGCCCTTGATGCCCGAGGCGTTCGTGCCGTAGAGCATTGAGTTGCCCGGTGCGCCGGCATCATTCACCAATTGCAGCGTGCGATCTGCGGTGAGATTGCCGCCACCTGTCAGCGAGTTCGTGGTGTTGACGGCGCGTGTATCCGCTACTGCGTTCGTGACATCTGCTACCGGGATCGTGGCACTCGCGGTGAGCGCTGACGTACCACTACCCTTCACGTAGCCGGTGAGGGTTGCCGCGCCGGTGCCGCCATTGCCGACTGCGAGCGTGCCCGATACATGCGTGGTCAGGCCGATCTTGCCCCAGGACGGCGCGACGCCAACGCCACCGGAAATCAGCGCGCTGCCGGTCGCGACATCCGCCAGCTTCGACAATGTTGTGGCCGCCGAGGCGTACAGCAGATCCCCGACCGTATACGAAGCGATGTTGGTGCCACCGCGCGCGACCGCGAGCTGGCCCGTCCAGCCGGCAGTGATCGACACGGCTTGCAGCAGCGCCGTCGCCGGTGTGCCGCCGAGC